CCCTGACTGTGCCTGTGCTTTACCATTTCTCCATATGAATACCCTCATTTCAGCTAATAACCTCTTAGACTGCACTATAACCGATCTTTCCCGTATGTATTCAGTCATCTTAGCTATTACTAGAGGTCTAGTCTTTAAGGACATTGTAAATCCTGGTACTAATTTATCTCTTTCGTACTTGGCCATATACGATTCAACTGTTTCATTATCTGATCTTGAGGAATAATACAGGTTTTTATACTCTCTGGATATTACTTGTTCAATAGTTGACCATCCGATATTAGCATTTTCTATTACTAGTAATGCATCACAATATTCTGTTGCTATTCCTACCAATACGTTTCCGTATTCTTTAGGTGATATCTTACCTTTATACTCTGCAACCTGCACACAGTTCTCAATATCAAAGACATGAAAGCCGGAGTAGTCGGTAGAGTCCCCTCTAGCGACGTCGGCAACAACCATATACGACTTTTGATAGTCAGGTGATTCCCATATCCAAAGATTTCCGTCTACACCTCTCTTTTCAGTTGGTTCTTTTACATATGTCTCTTCGTAGAAAGCCTTATTCTCAACCTCAATTACTGAGTCTCCAGATGATAAGAAGTCACAATCACACTCTTGAGCTGCTTGTTTCTCTCCTAATTGTCTTGTTTGTTCATCTCTCCAGTCTTGTTTTCTTTCCGGATGCACATCCCATTTTAATTTAACAGGTACAAATCCATTCTCTCCTGCTTCAGCTTTTTCCCATGTCTTATGGAACCAGTTTCCTACACCATTTGGAGTAGAAAGAGCCATACATTGTCCTCCGGTAGCAAGTGTTTGTTGAGCTGCAGTAAATGTTTCTTCAATATTATCAATGAAGGCTGCCTCATCTATTAATAGTAGCGATACCGCTTCTGAACGAGCTGCATCTGCGTTAGATGATTTAGCTGTAATTTTAGAACCGTTTTTAAGTCTAAGAGATAATTTATTCTTTTCTGTAAAAGGTAACTGTAACCATTTTGGTAGATTCTCATACATGAAAATCGTTTTGGTTACAAGGTTTCTAGCTGTTGCTTGAGTAATCGCAAGTGCTAGTACGTTTTTATCTTTATGGAAGATCATTAACCATAAAGCATATGCTGAGGCTAGTGTAGAGATTCCTAACTGTCTTGATTTAAGAGTTACTATAAACTTTTCATCTCTAAATAAATGCAGTACTCCTTCTTGAAACGGGTAGAGGTTAAATAAGATTCTACCTCTGGTCGGATGTTGAATATAGCAATACTTCTTCATGAAGTAAGCCGGGTCTTTTGCACATTTTATGTACTCTTGTGCAACTATTTGTTTTATATCTTGTTGTGACATATTATATATGTATATAATATAAATATAGGGATATAAAAAAACCCACCTTTATAGGGTGGGCTTGTTTAATTACTCTGTAATATTATTTTCTATTTTCTGCTAAGAATTTTCTTAAGTCAAATCCTTCCTGTAAAGCTTCAGTAGCTTTTTCTTTAACTGGAGTTTCTTTCTTTTCTTTACCTGAGAATTTTTTATCGAATTCTTTTCTTAATTTCTCTTCTGCTTTTCTTAATGCTGCAATATCTTTACGCATTTGTTTAACAGCTTTTTGATCGATATGCTCAGCATGCTCTCCTTCTTCTAAAGACCCTACTTTAGCTTCTAAAGCTTCGTAAACTCTTTTCATCTCATCCATTTTATATTTGTGAGCTGCTTCGTTTGTTCCGTGTTCAATCTCTTTCATCAATTCTTCAATTGAATTGTATTTTGGAAGAGGTTTTTCTTGTACCATTTCTTCTTCTGCCATTGGTACTTCTTCTGCCATTGGTACTTCTTCTGCTACAGCCTGTGGTGCTATACCTAAAGCATCTTGAACCATTTCAACAAGTCTTCTCTCTTTAGCAGTTAATTTTGTTTCTTTCATCATTGGTTTTTTATTATTTTCATAAAGCGATTGAGCAGCCATATCTCCTAACTCTCCTGATTGGTATAATTCGTCTGTTAATTGCTCCAACTCTTCCTCACTTAAAGGAGTTCCATCTTCAAATTCTGCAGATATAATATATGCATCTACAAAGTCAGGGTAATCGTCTGGGTCGATTCCATCGATTTGAATAGAGCTGTAATTTACCCCTTCTAATCCTGGTTGTGGTTCTGCTTGTGGTTTAGCAGCTGGTACTTGGTAAGGCTGTACTGATTTTATTGACTGTACGAAGTCTGGGTTGTCTATAAAGATATCTGCAAAAACCTCTTCTGCTTGTTCTGGTGTTTCTGCATTTAGTATTCTAGAGTCTCCTCCTCCGTATTTGTTTACGAAACTTACTTGGAAAGCTTTTTGATTCTCATCAAATCCGTCTACTCTTGCTTCTTTAAGAAGTTGTGCATTTTTTGTAAGGTTATTCTCTGTTAAGAATGATCTTAAATTAAAATTATCTGCCATTGTAGTTTATTTTTGTTTATAAATAGTCTATCATTTAGTTATCAGTTCCGTAAACCTGTGTATATATTCTGTCTAGTGCACTAAACATTCCTGTAGATACAAGCTGGCTCATTGTTATTTTACTTTTCTCTACTGCAGGGAAGTTAACTGAGGTTGTAGTTTCCCCAGAGCTTCTTCTAATAAAAGTTGGGGATACGTTTAGGTATTTAGATTTTATATCGGCAACTACTATTACATCTCCCTTACTATCTACTAAGTTCCATCCTGATTTACTTGCTTTAGCTCTTGTCGGGCTTGTTGGAATTACTCTACTTTGCTTAAAAGTATCCATTACTTCTGTATAGTCGTACTTTAATGTATGTATTGTAATTTTTGTAAGTAACTTGGTGTTTTTATCTGTAGTTTTTTCTACCCATACAAAAAACTCACTATTGCTAGGTCCTGTAAGTTTTTTTGCAATAGCATCTATTCTTGCAATAATATCTGGGTAATATTCCTTAGCAGCTTCAACTGTTTCTAATTGACCTACAGTGTATTTCGTTAATTCTGGATTTGCTTTAAAGTAGTTTGCTAATTCAATTGCTCTACTATCCATTACTTCTTTCTCACTACCTAGTCCAATTTTAGTATCTCCTGATGTAGTTTTTAAACTTATATTATGTCCATTGACTACTAGGTCGGTTAATCCTTGTGCTCCTCCTGTATGTTGAGTCTCTATTCCTTTGCTTGCTAGAAGCTTTGCAAGTAATACTTCTGAGATAGTCCCTAATGAGTTTGGATCGAATAGCATAAATACTTTAAGGTATTTAGCATAATCTTCTTTTATTGAATTAAATGCTTCTCTTAGGTACTTAACATCTGCATCCGTTGCATTACTTTCATTTTCCTTTTCATCTTCTTTTGACTTTTCCTCTAAAACTATCCCAAATTCAGAATAAATCTCTTTCAATACTTTCATATCGCCAGGATTATTCATATCTGGATAGCCTTTCTTACATCGAAAAGCCCATTCTGCAACTATTTTATCTACTACGCTCATTAAAGTGCTTCTGGTGTTTCTGGTTCTGTTCCTGCTTCTTCTTCACCTGCTGGTGTTTCTTCTGCTCCAAATTCAGCTGCTGGTTCTCCTCCGGCTTCTCCTCCTGGAAAATCTCCACCACCTCCACCTGCTGGTGCTGCTGGATCTGCTCCGAATTCTTCTCCACCTGGTTCTTCACCTTGAGAGATTGGTCCGTTTTTAAGAATATCGTTTATTTTGTCTAAAGCTTGTTGATAGTCTTGTAGAGTATCTAAATAGTATTTTTTACCTTCTATTTGTGCTTCAAACCCTTTACCCATCCATTTTAAATTAAAGGATTGACCGTTTTTAAGATCAACTGCAAATGTGGAAGGTTTTGGTGCTACCCATCTTATGTCTGTTACAAATTCTGGGTATTCTTTTGTGAATAGAGATGTTATTGCTTTCTTTACTGTAGGAAATTTTCCCAGTATTTCATCTGTAGATGTTTCTAATACTGCTCCTTCTTCTTCTCTAAGAACTTCAATGTATGCCTCTAACATTAACTCCCTTATTTCCTCTTTAGTTATTTTTTTAGAAATAGTATTTCTTCTATTTTTTAAATATTTATCTGTCTTATCGACTTTTCCATCATTATTGATATCGTCATCTTCTTTTCCAACGGCATCTAAAGCTTCATTTTTAAAAGGCCTTGGACAAGGTGTACCTTTAACATGGGTATGTCCACATCTTCCGCAGTATGTTGCTTTCTTTTCATTTAATGCTAATGCAACTATTCTAGTTTCTTGATCTTGATGCTTTTCTGACTCTGTATATCCTGCTGCTGAATCCAGATAATCTTCTGCTTTTGTCAGTTTAGCTTGAACCCATGCATCTAATTGATCATCATCTCCTAATAGATCCATCATCTTACTTGCGTTTGATTGAATAGACCTTAACTGTGCTTTTGCCATTGAAGATTCGTCATCTGGCTGTAAGTGGTCATCTTCTTGTAAAGCAGGTGCATTCATTTTAATAAAATCATCCGATACTGCAAATACTATTACCTTTCCAGCTCCATTATCCGATACATCGATATCTTCTATGTTATATTTTGCTTGTAACTTATCTGCTACTGCTTGTCCGATTTCCATTGCTTTTTTAATTCCAAACTCTCTCTCTTGTCCAGACAATGTTTTTTGTCCGTAAGCTTTTAAGTGCCCTACTCCTTCTGGGTATTTAATGAATACTTTTAAAAAGTTAGGATTGTTAGGATCTTTGGTAGCATATGGCTTAAAGTCTTTTGAGTCGAAATTACCTTCTGCTATGTTTTTATTCATCTGTGAAGGATCTGTTGGTGTTTGCATTGCTGCCATATCATCGTACTCAGTGTCTGTAGGTTCTCCTACATACTTTTTCATTGCATCACTTAGTTTATCTTCTAGTTCAGGAGTCGGCATAGAGACAGTATTTCCTTGTGTTATCACAAAGTCTACTAGCTCTATTGGCTCAGTTCCTAAATCTAATAAAATTGCTGTTCCTTCTGGGTTAAGGTCAAATTTAAAAGTGTCTACTCCCTTATCATTTCCGTATTCAACATGAATATTGAATTTATCAACTCCTATTCCTGTAAGTTTTAGTTTTGAGATTTCATCTCCTTGAGCTCTAAGAACTTTTACAAGAGATTTAGCTACTGCTTTTCCTACGGCTGCTGATTCTTGAGTAGTATATTTACGTACTTCTTCTTTTATCCTTTTACCATCTGCAGTATCTATTTTTGCAATATCCTGATTATCTTTCAAACCTGTGAGTTCATCGTCTTTCTTATACTCGATTGTCTTCTTCTCACCTTTTGAAGTCTGGATAAATGCTGTCTTTTCTCCTGCTTCTACTATTCTTATTAATTTCTTCATATTATAATATCTAAAGATAGTTATTTTGAACTATATATACAAATAAATAGTTAATTTTTTTACTGACAGTGGTAATTTAAGTATCTCTGCAATGCTTTTGCATAGTGAGTACCTTTATCTTCTAACTTACTTCTTTCTGCTCTTACTTTTGAACATGTAAGTTTACCTAACCTTTTTTTTAAAATACCTGGTTCTACTGGGTCGTGTTTACCTTCCTCTATATTGGATAATTTATCGTAATATTTAGGATCTTCGTATACATGGTCAAAAGCTATTTCCATAGCAATATCTAAATCTGTTGTATGTTCTGATTCTGTCTTTACTCCTTTTACTATCTGCTTTATGATTTGATCTAAAGGAAGATTATGCATTGTAGCTAAATCTCCAATAGTAGCAAACTGTGCTAGTCCTCCTGGTATTTCATTAGGAGCAGGTGTTGAAGCATCTAATACCTCTTTAATTATCTTTTTTAGTTGACTTTTTTTCATTTTCTAAAGTGTAGTAGTAAGTATTTTCATTACCTTTTTCCATTGTCCATTTATCGGAAACCGATTCACAGAACCAGTCTTTATTATCAATCATCCAATCCGGTTTATCAGGGAATGGTTGAGTTACAAAAGACATATCTCTCCACATTAACCTATTGTTTGGCTGGAGAGTAAAGTTCCCATTATCTAATTTAATTAGATGTGCTGCTTTATATTGTGTTGGTTCGTTAGAATATGGATTATCGTACCAGTCAAATGTCATGATATAATTACCCCACTCTTTACTTCCGTCTTTAAATATTGCTTTTACTCTTGATTGAAGTAAGTAATCGTATGCTGTACATGATACTTCATGTCCAAAACAATCCCATAATTGTAAGTGGTCTAAAGCCATTCTAGGAGCATCATCTTTCCAAGCAAGCATGTGAATTGGAACTCTTGATCTAACAGCTCCTTCATCAGTCATTACATGGAAGGTAAGAGCTCTTCCTCCTACAGATTGTACTCCAAATACAATTACATCTTGCATACCTTCTCTTCCGTCATGCTGATAGAGATGTTCGATTCGCATCTTAGCATAGAAGTGAGGTATAGATGTATTTAGTGTTGACATTATTTATTCTTTATTAGCAATTCTCCTAGTACTTCTAGTCTTCCTACCTCTCTTTGAAATTCAATTTGAGTCATATCTAGAGAGATCTTTTTATAAGTCTCTTCGTACTCTTTCTTTGCTTGTTCCATATCAAGCTTTCCTTCAGAAGCTTTTTTATAATACGGAGCTTTTACTTTGAAATGATGCCAGGTTAGTAAAGCAAGTCCTCCTTTTTCTTGAGCATTTGATGCTATTTTAGCTGCACCTTCTCCTCTGGTTTTAGCGAAGTCTTCTAATACCTCTTTTGCTTCTTTTAGTAGTTGTAGTAGCTTCATATTATTTTGTGATTTTTACACAGATGTCTTTTCCGTCTTTAGTGCCTGCATATCTGTACCCTTTCCAACAAGCTTTACCGTCAACACCTTTTACTTTTTCTGCAAGAACCTCTTTTACAAGTTCTTGGATTGCTTGTTTTACTTTAGCATATCCTGAACCATAAGGTGCTGCTTTACCTGCTTGAGGGTTATCTGCTTCTTTTAACAGTTGTAGTAGCTTCATATTATTTTCCTTGCCCTCT